TAAATTTTGAGTAGTTATAGTTCCTGTAAAAAAATTACGAATACCACTATTACCTACAATATTTACAAATGAATTATCTAAAACTCCATTCTTAAAAATTAGTATGTCGTATGGTTGTGTACTTGCCGTATTTACAGAAACACTTATAGAACGATTGTTGTCTAAACCTGGGAATATTTCAAAACCTACATCATCAGTTGTTAAATCCATTTCGGTAAAATCAACGCTACTCTTTGAAGTAAAATTAACTTTCAAAGGCGATACCTTTGGGATAAATGTTTCAGCATTCTTAAACAACATCCATAACTTTGTAAATTGTGGATAATCTAAAAAAGCACCCGTAAAATTTAAATCGTATTTTGTTGCTATTCTCGATAATATTTCAGACAAAGGAATTGCAGGAAATAAACTATTCCAATGAATCGAACCCGCATTAATTGTAATGTCATTACTTCCGCCTGTATTATAATTGTAAATTCTATCATTTGCAAATAAAGGATAAGATACGTCATAAGAATTACTTGTTATCCTATTTATAACTTCTGTACTTGTAAACGTGTGATTTAAAGCACTAAAATCTAAATTAGCAAGTTTATCCTCTTTTAGAATATCTTTTATGTTTTTAGCTTTACCATAAAATACAATACTATAAGCGTCTAACATTCCGTTTTTGTACTTGACATCGTTTAACGCAAACGCACCATCTCTAAAAGTACGTGTGTCAATTTCAATATATCCGTTGTATTTTACCCTATGGTCAAAACCACCATCGATAGAACTTTCGTACCAATGTTTAAATATTTCGTTATTAGTCGGACTTGCAGGAATAGTAAAACTTTGAGTAAAATCAGTCTTTGCTTTTGATACATCGGCAATATCTTGAACAGATGAAGTTACTGAAATTTTTTCATCATCAAATAACTCGATACGTTTAGCTATTTCATCTATGTAAATGTAAAGTGCTACCATTATATTACATCGTTTATTAGTCCAAAATTATATTCAAATTCAACCTCGTAATTTATATTTCTATCTTTTAAATGCGTCTTAATATCAGCACTTTGTGATTTTACTATTGCTGGTTTATTGTCTAATAAAACAACCTGACTTAAAAGTAAGTCTTGAATTAACTCACTATAATTTTCATCAACCCACCCCGTATTACATTTTACTTTTTGCTTACCTTGAAAGTTAAATCTTTGCTTTTGCCCTTGTAACGGATTGTAATCTATTGAAGATGGTAATAAGTTGTAATCTTTTGAAGTTGCATCTATACCTTGTTGATTTGCTTTAAAGAAAGTAAGGAACTGCCAACCACCAAAACGATTAATAAAACTACAAACTATTGGTGTGTATTTTGGTTCGCATAATTCTTCAGCATAAAATAAATCAGTTTCTACATTTTCAGTAGCTTGTAAAATTGGAAACTTCCACATTCCACGTTCAGTTACATCAACATAACCATAAGAAGTATCATAGTTTTCAATTTCCAAAAAGAAATTAACATAATTAGTATCAAAATCCTTAACGTAATTTTTAATATCTAAATTGAATAATGGTAAAATATCTGCATCTGTTACTTGATTATAACCGCTTGTATAATTATTATATCCATTAAGACATACATAAGTTTCATCGTCTAACTCAACATCATCTGAATAACGTACTACTTTCATATAACACCAAGTATCAAATTCTTCTTCTGCTGGTGCTGATACGTTAATGGGTGCAATTGGTTTAATAAATGCTACTGCTAAATTAGAAATATTCCATTCTAACTTTGTTTGCGTTGGACTTGGTATTGGTTTACTAAATGTATAGTTTGGAGTTGTTGGTTCAGTTGTTCCTTTATTCCATAAAAAAACCTCAATCTTTGCAGAAGTTTGACCGACCTCATTAACCTCGATAAAATACGGACTTCTAATAAATATTTTTTTCATTTCTTATTAATTGTATATTGTAAAAATTGTTCTACGTCTAATCCGTATGCTTCTACTAATTCATCAGGTAAATTATTAAAAGCTGCCTCAAATGGTTTAGTAAAAAATAAACTTGGTTTAATACCTTGTAAGGCAATACTTTTAGCTATTGCAAATTTTATTCCTTGACGACTTAAAAACTTACCTGATTTATTTCTTGGTGCTATTCCTTTTTTAATTACCCATTTATCTAAAACCTTTGTTGGTATCATTTTACTTTTGAATTTATATTCAGAATTAGGTGCTTTTTGTACTCCATTTTTTATGCCACTTGGATTTGAACCTTGCACACCTTTATCAATAAACTTTCCGTAATCTTCCATTAAAAAAGCTAAACGAAAACTATTTGCACTTACCTCAATTTCTTTATCTAAACTATTGTATAAATCTTTAGTACTATTTTTACCGCCTTTAGTTAAATTGCTCCTACTTTGCTGAATAACATATTTAGCAAATGCGTTTAAATATTTCTTTGTATTTTTATTATCTAATTGCATATAGTCATATCATTACGAACTACAACATCAAATGTCAACGCCCAACCTGCTAAATCATTTTCGAAACGTTCTGTAAATGGTTCAAAACTTGGTGAACCCGTTAACTCCCAAAAGTCATTTCTTAAATCCCCACGATTTAACCTATCCATAACTCGAACTCCTAAAGCTAATTGTGTATTCCAAACATCAACTTTATTACTTTCGTCTTTTTGATTAAGTAAATCCATTAAAAGAATAGTAACATTAAATTGTATTACGTTCCCTTGATGAGTTGCAGAGTTAATCATAATATGCGATAAAGGGAATAATGTCCTTTTAGCTAAATCTACTTCGAAAATGTCGCCTTCTGTAACTGTATTAACAAAAGGTTCATCAAGTAACGCTTCTTTTATTTTATTTATTAAACTATATACCATTTCTTTTAATATTTTTTATTTCTATTTCTGTTTTTTCCTTTTCAAAACTTAACCACATCATTAATTGAGTGATGGGAATTCTTGTAACGGCATCAAATTTGAGTACATCTCCCTGAGCTGCTGCATAGAGTGATTGATACCAACCCCATTTTTTTGCAAAATGTTCTTCGCTTGTTCCGATTGTTCCGCTTCGTTCTGTATAAAGTCCGCTAAACCGTTCACGCAATCGTTGAGCAAAGTCCAAAAAAAAAGCATTGAACCAAGTGCAACATCTAAAGGCATATACTTTAAAACTTCTGCCATATCTTGCGAATCTTTGTTGTATTCTTCAATAGTATACAAAGACTTTGTTTTGTTTTTAATCGGTCTATAAAGTACTGCCATAGCTTTATGTAATGTTTGCGTGTCGCTTAAATAACTTTCTAAATCAATATATTCACCAGAAGTAATATCTTCTAATTTCGGTATAAATCCAAACTCATAAACTCCTAACTTAAATGTGTTAATTAGTTTAGGTTTTTGCTTTAATAAATTATTTATATGCGTTAATATTTCACTTACTTCTGCTATTCTAATTCTTGCAACGTCTTTTAATTCTATGTTACAAAATATTTCTATTGTCTTTTGATTGACAAAATCACTCGGCTCATTATTTGAAATTAACTTCTCAAACCTTTGATATTGATAAAGAGTAATTTCGTTTAGTGTTTCCGGAATGGTAATATTTATTTTCATATGGTTTTATTTAAAAACAAGGTTTTAATAATTTTGTATAAAGTAAAAGCAATCCGTTAAGATTGCCCTGTTACTTGTTGGTATGCGTGAATTAATTTTTTAATTTCGCCCACGTTTCTCGGTAAATTAATTTTAATTTCTCTACCTGTTTTTTTAAGTAGATATATTTCAACTACTGCTATCATTTGCCCGTATGTAGGTTGATTAGTAGACATAGTAATTACCTTTGTTTGGTGTTCCTATTGATTCCATTTCGTGATACCTAAAAGCGTCTATTGCGTGGTTAAAATTATCAATAGGTTTATTTAATTTAGCACCCGTTTTTTTGTCTTTATCCCAAGAGTATTTTCTTAACTCGTTAATTAAATTAGTACTTGACTTTGTAATTAAATACTCTTGTTCCTGCATAACTTGAATACCAAAGTTAATACTATCAGTACCTTTACGGACTGCTCTTGCATTAATTCCAAATGCTTTTAATTCCGCTATTGATTTTGGTTCTGCACTATCACAATAACAATCTTCTTGCGTTTTAATAAACTTTGCTATCTGACTATTTGATAATTCTTTTTGGTAACATATTTCGTTTATGATTCTTTTATCATTCCATTTGTAAACCTCAACTATTGCGGTAGGGTCGTTTGAATATCCAAAGTCAAGACCATAACCTAATAAACGTGCATCATTTGGTAATACATCAATAGTTTGCCAATTGTTAAAAATAACTCCCTCAAGTGTACCTATTTGCCCAAGTCCGTAAACATTATACCAATTATCCCAATATGCAGAAGTCTTTGCTTTCTCTTTTGCTTTTAAAATGAAATTTAGAGCAGACTCGGGACAAGCCTCGTTATCTAAATAATTAACGATTATAAAATCAACATCGTTATCATCTTTTAAATCGGTGTGAAACCAAAACTCGTTAACAGGGTTCCAATCTAAATAAACGCCTTTCTTTGTACGTGAAGCCAATTCTGTATAAGCGTGAAAGGTCATATTATTAGCCTCATTCATATACAAATAGTCACGTCTTGCACCTCTTAATTTTGAATCATTATCTGCACTGAAAAATTCTATTTGAGAACCATTTGCAAAAGTATATTTAAAATCTGTTGCGTTCCATCGGCTATCAACAAAACGACCCGTTTCAATCATTATCTTTTTAAAGTCTTTCATTGCACCACGTTTAAGATGTGGTATAGATTCCGCTACAACTGATATTTCAGTAAGTTTTGTTTTCGTAGCTATATCAATTAAAATAGGAAGCACCGCAAAAGTTTTACCTGCTGAAGTGCCTCCTTGTATTCCTTTGACAAATTTTGTCAAATTTAATATCTTATTTATAACTGTTGTTCTAACAAACATTACTTATCAGGAAATAAAGGTTGTTCTGTTACAATTGTATTTTCTTGTCTTTCAACTAAATTATTTAATCGTTGTGTGATAGATGGATTGTAGATTCCAGCCATACCTCCCTCGATTTGGTCTGTTCTAACTGCCTTACGTATACGTGAACAGATAGTTTGATAATCTGTATATCTTTGTTCAGTATTAGCAAAATATTGGCTTAAATCACTTATAATTTCGTTATCAAAACACCAACACTCAAAACCATCTATTGTTAATGGTCTTTCTTTAGTTCTATAAACCATTTCTGCATCTTTGCCTACATAGTCCTGAACTTTAATAGGATTTTCTTTAACCCATTTTTTATAGGTTTCAAAATACTCCCACATCTTTTCAGGTGTTTCTATATTTTTTGTTCCTTTAGGTCTTGCCATTTTCTCTCATTTCTTTAGTAGTATATTCTAATTTCAACACTATACTATCATTATTTAAATCAGTGAAGTTAACTTGTGTTTCACTTAAATCTTCATTATCTAATTTACCTGACTTAATATAAGTAATAAAATCCTCTAATACTTTAATAGAGTTTTCTTTAAACCTATCTTTATCAATATTATTTTTCATTTGTTTGCACCTCGTAAACACGTTCAATTTCTCTAATCATATCACGCCAACAAGAACCGCAAGAAGTTGTCTTAAAATTAATGCTAAAGACTTCCTTGTAAATAATCTTTAAACGTTCCTGTGCTTTAATTGTAAGTTGTTCAGGTTTGTTTGGTAAGAAATCAGTTAACCAAGTGATGTTATCTTCTGAAATGCAATTTGGTTGTCTATAACTCCAAAGTTTGTTAAGTGCTTCTTTACGTTCATTGCATCCGCAGTCAATTCCTGTTACTTCTGAAATTTTATCTACAACTGCCTTAATACCTGTTGCAGTTGTGATTTGTTCTATTGTGTCGCCAAGTCCTTTGGCTTTTCTACCTCTTGCCATATATTTTTTATTTTAAATTATTATAATCTTCTTGAAACAACTCTCTTAATTTTTTCTTATGTGCTTTTAGCGAGTGGAATATAGATACAAAACTTATGCCTGTTTCTTTTGCTAATTTACGCATACTGATGTCATTATCTCTATAAATTGTAAATAGCTTTTTATCATACATATCCCAACTGTTTACCTCTGCTTCGCATTTGGTTCTGAACTTATACCATTCTATTTCGTAATTCTCATCAAAGTCATCTTCTATTGGTATATCAATTTGTTGTTCTGTTACAAACATATTGTTATTATCAGTAACATATATTTTTTTATTTAAAGATTCCTCATTGTATTTATTATAAAATTGTGATAAATATACTGAACGAATAACAATAAATAAATAACCTTTGTTTAGTTTACCATTGGTGAAACATTTTTCTTCGCTTGAATACTGATGTAATTTTAAATATACTTCTGAAACTATATCCTCGCAATAAGACTTATCAAATATCTTTGCATATTCAATTAGTTGTTTATGGTGTTGAAATAGTTTCTCTAACATTTTATTTTAAATAAATCAGGAATAGCCAAACCTGAATTAACAATCTTAAATATAAGCCATTGTAAGAACGTTGCTATTTTTAACAAATATAGTAATTTATTTTAAACTATCACTTTTTCAAAGCTACAAAAATTATCAACATAATCAATTTCAATATTAAAACCCTCTTGCAAATGTGATTTGTCGGTGTAACGATATTCTAAAACCCAATGCCAATGTTCGTTTTTATCAATCCATTTTGATGGTTTGCGAGTTTCTTTTACTACTCCGATTAAACGGAATGGTCTTTGACTTGGTGCGGTTTGATTTCTTAAATCTGTGTATATCTTTGAACCTTTAACAATGTAAAATAATTTCATTTTAATTCTTTTATTTTTTGTTTATAGATTGCAATAAGTTCTTGTACCTCATCTACGCTCAATTTAAGCGGTTTGTGTCGCATTTCTAATAGTTCGTTATATTCTTTATCACTTATAACATTTTGAAGTCTTAAATCGTATTCTTTTACGTTTCCGTGTTTATGTAAATTACATTCTACGCATTGGCCGTGTACGTTGTTTTCATTAAATCTTAAATTTGGATATGCTCCAACAGAAAAGAAATGCCCAGCGTGAAAAGTTTTACCTAATTGTTTATCACAAGAAATGCAAGGTTTAAGTTTGTCTCTTTGGCGTATGTAAGTATTAAAAACTTTCTGCAATATATTTAAGTAATCACTTTTTGACATTAATTTTATTTTGATTTCTTTTTTTTCTTGCTGCCAATTTTTAGCGTTTTGCTTTTTCATATACTCAACTGCACAAGATGGACTGCAAACTATTTGAGTATTATTTTTAGGTGTAAACTTATCTTTGCACACTAAACATTTTCTTTCGTATATTTTCATAACATTATTTTAAATTCCACAAAAACCACTATCACATTCGTTAAAGTCATCATCAAAAAAAGTTGCTTGAGTTCCAAATTTTAATATTTGTGTAAAGCTAACATCTGATAAAAATCTATTGCCAGTATTTATTTCTTGTTTTTCAAACCATTTTATTTTGTCTATGTCTTTACTTGCCATATGTGAAATCATTAAAGGTTGTCTATTTACACAACCTACGCAATTATTACGATATGCAAATCTTACAGGTTTATCATTCCAATAGTTATAAATTGTATCTTTTGAAATATTATTTTCTATTAATGGGAATTTGCAATATCTGTAAGGTACTTTTCCCCATTTGTTTTGACTTTTTCTTTTACCGATAATAGTTTCAAATAATTCTAAACCATTTTTATCTGCACGTTTTAAAACACTTTCTGCCCTTGCTATTTCATTTGGTCTAAACCCTATTCTCATTTCAACAGGTAATTCAGTATTTTCTTTTAACCAATTAAATATAGGTTTTAGTTTCATTTCAACAGTGCAGTAACGTGTCATTTTATTTGGTAAGTAATTATAATTTTGTTTTA